ATGAAAAAACAGATTAAAGTCAAAGAGCCGATTCGGTTACGAGCAAAAAAACTAGCAAACGAAAACGAATCGTTGTATTTAGATTGTTACTACAATGGAAAAAGGCAACGAGAATTTTTAAAACTCTACATTGTTCCAGAACGTACCAAAGAGGATAAAGAAAAAAATATCCAAACGCTTAAACTTGCAAATGCTATCAAGTCAAAGCGTATCGTAGAACTACAAAACGAAGAGCACGGCTTCAAAACAAGTTCCGTCAAGTCTAAAGCAAATTTCATTAACTATATTGATTCTTTTGTTGAGAACCTACCTAAAGACACAAAAGGATATAACGGTTATATTTGCACTATGCAGGGATTAAAATACCATCTATCAAAATACAAGGGTGAGAACATCACTTTTAAAGATATAGATCGGAAATTCCTCGCAGATTTCACAGAGTATTTAAAAGTCGCCAAAGTATCAACCAAAGCGGTAAAAGAAAGTGAACGGACATTAGCCCAGGGAACACAATGGAATTACTTCAATAAATTAAACCTTCTGTTAAATAAGGCTGAAAGAGAAGAGATAATACCATTCAACCCAGTAGACAGATTAGAGAAAGGAGAAAGACCACAACGGGCAGATCCTAGATGTACATTCCTTGTACTGGATGAAGTTAAGCGGCTAGCAGACACACCGTTTAGAATGGATAATCTTAAACGTGCCTTCCTTTTTGCCTGTTTATGCGGGTTAAGAATTAGCGATGTCCGGTCTTTACAGTGGAACAGTTTCCAACAGGACAGCAAAGGGAACATCATCGCAAAAATAACCCAGAAAAAAACAAAAGGCACTTTATATTTACCTATTAGCCCAGAAGCCATCAAACAGTTACCCCCAAAAGGAAACAATATAGATTTTGTTTTTGGTAAGCTTCCAGATAATAGTTATATAGATAAACTTCTTAAAATTTGGGCTAAAGATGCAGGAATAACAAAGAACCTGACTTTTCATGTCAGCCGCCATACATTTGCCACGTTGAGTATAACATACGGAGCAGACCTTTATACAGTTAGTAAATTACTCGGTCATGCTGATATAAAAACTACGCAAATTTATGCAGATGTAATCAATGAGAAAAAAAGAGATGCAGTAAACGCAATTCCAAGTATAATTAAATAATATAGTACCATGAATATAAACAAAGTGGCTTTAGAATTGACTGCAAGGCAAATAAGCAGAAGAAATCATAATGTCTCCAACATAAACAAAGATTTAGAAGATTATTTTACAACTTTACAAAAAGAAGGTTGGGAGGAAAAAGATGCTATTCTAGTAATAAAAGGTGCATTTGATGATATATCAAGTACTTTAGGAAAGTCTCTAAAAATGAGCAGTATAGATTTACAATTTATAGAAAGATGGATAATCGAAAAGAGTAAACTAATAAACACAGATGATAGAAATATTGTTAACTCCGGTATGATAATAGGAGAAAACAAAGGCAATGCAGTACAAAAAAATTATGGAGTAATGAATTATATACATGAAAATAATTACGGTGTACAAAGCGGATCCCAAAATATTCAGAGAAAAATGGTTAATATCAACTCCAATATAAATTTTGGTTCTATTGGCGGGAACAACAAGTCTACATACAACAATGTAGGAAATACAATCTCTATTACCCTATCCGATCCCAATATTCAAAGAATCTCAATAAAACCTACCGGAGAGATTGAAATGCAAAAACATCATTTAAACGATCAACCAGCTACTCCAATTAATAATAGTATTTTTCCTGAAGAATTAAATACCCAACAGGCAAAGGAATATTTTTCTAAAGCAATAGAAGCGGGATTTATGGATGACCGTTTCCAATGGGTTAAGGGAACAACTAAATATCAAATTGCTTTATTTGCTGAAATATGCAGTGAGAAATTAAATATTAAACATAAATGGAAACCCTTTGAAACACTCTGGAATGTAACACACCTAGCACAAACAAGGCGAGAAAGTAAAGAGCGATTTGGAAGAGTAGACAGAGAAAAAGAAATAACAAAAATATTTGAGTAACCTGATAATCAACTACTAACATCACTATAGTGTATATTATAACACACTATAACGAGCCCTATATAGGCACTATAATAGGCACTATATAGGGCTTTTTTATTTCCTATCCTTCTGATATTTGCAATGTAATTACAAAGCATCCGGGCAAAGTACACGCCCAATAATGTTTAATTTTATAATTATTGTAGTATGTCAGAAGAATTAAAACAACAGTTGGATAGAATAGAGCGATACAGCCTATTAGCTGCTAAAAATGTGCTTTGCTTTGAAGATGTTATACTCCTTACAGGGTTAAGTAGGAGCCATCTTTATAAATTAACATGTTATCATCAAATTCCACACTATAAGCCAAAAGGGAAACAGGTTTATTTTGATAGAAAAGAGTTAGAGGACTGGATGAGACAAAACAAAATATCAACCAACCAAGAGCTAGAACAAAAAGCTGTTGATTATATTGTTTCTAAACGTAGATAAGAAAGGGGCTGACTATGGAAGAAAAGAAAAAGGCAGCCTCCACGACCGCCAATCTCCTCAACAACAGGAGCAAAGATAATCATTCCTCACGAATCATCCAACAGGTACGATCTATTTTCTTATCTGGCCGGAAGGTAACAGCAAAAGAAATCAACGCTGAAACAAATTCGAATGATGCCAGACGTGTAATCTCCACCCTCCGCAATGATGAAGGCTGGGATATTAAAGACGTTCGTCTGGACGATAGAAGAAAACTATACTGGTTAGAGCCGGATAAACGGCAAATGTCTATTGATTGGGAGGATGCCTATGGAAAGTAAAAGACAAAGAGATACGTTTATTTTCTATCGCAGTTTCAAAGAGAGCATGAGCGATTTATCGGACACTGATAAGTTGATTATGTATGAAGCGATAACAGATTACAGTCTCGATATGAAAGAGCCCGAATTAACCGGATTTCCCAAAGCCTTATTTTCGTTAATACGTCCTTTTCTTGACGCTAATACACAACGTTGGAAAAATGGTTGTAAAGGTGGTGCTCCCAAAGGGAATAAAAACAACCGCTTTTCAAAAAGTACAACCGAAGTACAACCGGAAGTTAACCAGAGTACAACCGAAGTACAAGCTAATAAGGATAAGAATGTAAATAAGGATAAGAATAAGGATATTAATAAAGAAAATACTATCGTATCAAAGAAAGACGAGCTTTCTTTATCATCTCCATCCGAAGAATTTATAAAATTCAATCAATGGCTAGATAAACATTGTCCTTTCGTACTGAAGGTAAAAACGCAAATGACAGAACCGGAATATCAAAAGCTTCTTGCCAAATACACCAAGAAAGAAATTAGCGATGTTCTTGAAAGCTTGAACAACTGGAATGACTTCCCTAAGAAACGGACTAATGTATATCGTAGCACATTAGACGAATTGAAAAAGAAATTCGGAGAACGATAATTTTAAACTGTTACAATCATGGCAAAAACAGAGAAAATCTTAATAGACAATATATGCCCGCTGTATGATTTGGAATGTGAGAAGGCAGTGCTAGGCACATTAACCAGTCCTGTATTATCCAATGGGGAGATACCGGAGAATCTGACGGAAGATTGTTTCTATGACGAATTTAACCGCAACATATTCCGGGCTATAGACTCAATTATATCCCGTGGAGATCATCCCGAACCAATCGCAATAAAAGGGTGTCTTGATAAAATGGGAATATCTTTCAATGTGGCCGAATTATTAAAACGCCTGGATGGTATGACACTTGATTTCAATCAATACGTAAACCGTTTGTTTGATTTGAGTGTACACCGCAAATTCAGGGAGATAGGTTTGTTTCTTCTGAAACATTCCGCCTCGGAAGAGGAAGATATTGAACAGGTGCAGACAAAAGCCGTCGAATCCCTATCCGGTATGTTCCGGCAATCTTCGGACAACATATACACGTTAAAGGATGGTTTGACGGGAGTACACCAACAAGTGAACCGCAATCTTTCCGGTCAGACATCATTAACCGGAACGCCTACCGGGTTCGATCAGTTTGATAGAAGGTCAGGAGGATTGCAAAAATCCGACTTGATAATCATTGCGGCAGAGCAAAGCATGGGTAAAACATCCCTGTTAATGTCTATTTTACGGTTTGCGGCACTTTCAGGTACAAAGAGTATAATTTATTCAATGGAAATGAGAAAAGAGCAAATTGCGTCTCGTTTGGCTTCTATTGAAAGCGGAGTACCGGCAAATCAAATCATGTACTCTCAATTAACAAGCTCCCAGTTAGAAAGCTTTGATAAAGGGTTGGCTAGATTACTTCATCTTCCGATATATTTCGACGATAACAGTACCAGCAATATAGACAGTATAATAAACTCTATCCGGTACATGAAACGGAAGTATGATATAGACGGTGCGGCTGTTGACTACTTGCAGATTCTCAATGTAAACATGAAGGGAGCCAACAAGGAGCAACAAATGGGAGATGTGGCAAGGCGTTTGAAGAATCTTGCCAAGGAGCTTGACATTTGGATTATCGCATTATCTCAACTCAACAGAGACAAAGATAACCCGGTTCCCTCTATAGCCCGTTTACGTGATAGCGGACAAATAGCAGAAGCCGCCGATGTGGTTATGTTGATTTATCGTCCGGAGGTGAAAGGCAAACCATATCCGGGAGAGTTTTCCAATGTAGAAACGAAAGGTACAGCAATGATAGATGTTGCCAAAGGCCGAAACATCGGGATAATGAAGTTCATTTGCAAGTTCGATGCTCCGACCACTCACTTTTACGACTTACAGGATATACCTATTTCGGCAAATATTGAACCTGATCCCTTCTAGCTATGGAAATAGAAACAATCTACGGGCAAGTGATAGCGAAAGCAAACAACTATCAAGCCGTACCGGGCAAAGACGGCCAGAAACGGATCATCAAAAACGACCGGATCAGGGAGTATGAGAAATCCTTCTGCTTACAATGCAAGAAGTATCGAGGAAGGCGCATTTCCGGTCGTTTCAAGCTATTTATCCGTGTTTGGCATGGAAGTATTCGCTTCGATCTGGATAATGCCTTAAAAACGATCCTTGATTGCTTGCAAATGGTGGAGGCTATTACAAATGACAGCCTTTGTTTTGAGATTCATGCGGAGAAACGGATAGACCGACGGAATCCGAGAGTAGAGTTTGGTATGGAAGAGATAAACGAGCAAAAAAATATATTCAGCCAAAATAAAGCGAGCGAAAATCACTTTCATCTGTCAGATGAGCAAGAGTACCCAAAAGAGTAAATTATCATTTTCGCTCACCTTAAAATGAGCGAGAGCAACATTTAAAAGTTATGGAAGCAATTAAAGAATTAAAGAAAGAGTTTATTAAGAACAAAGAGCGATTTATCCAAATCGGATATAATCCCCAAACTGAAGTTTACTTATACAAGCGTATATTTCCAGGAGGAGCAATCGTTTATGAAGTGTTCAAACGCAAGATAAATAAACGGTTTAACTGTGTTAGCTATCCCGGTAACAACGCCTTTGGTTATTGGGCTTTGACATTCCCCAAATATGAGCAAGCGAGATATTATTTAGATAATGGGTTTATAAAACCCTCGTAAGTTTATTTTTAAAAGAATCATTTAAACAAATGCCCATTAAACGAGGAAAAGTATTATCAGATAGGTGTTTGTCTAATCGTTGCAAAAGAATTAGAGAACAAATATTTTATTAACCAATTTAATTTTTTAGGTCATGAAACAAGAAACATTTTTCGGAGTAAGAAAAGATAGTGAAAAACATCTTTATGTGAGAAGATGTGACAACAACGAAGTCCTTATCACTAAAACAGTAAACGGGGAATCCATAACAGAAGAGAACACCGTACACCTAAATGCGGAAGAAGCCCGTAAACTGGGGATTCAGTTGCTAAAATTAGGTAGTGAAGAACTGCCAAAATCTGGAATAGATCTTAAAACGGAATCTTTCGTGGACAAAATCACGGTATACAGAGGAATAAACCCGGACGAAACACCGGCCAATCTCGCAGTTATCACCATTGATGAAAGTGATGAAGCCAGACAAGTAAGGGAAGATAGCGGAGAGGAGCCCGGCTTTTCCATTGAAGGCGAAGAACTGGAAAAACTCATTTCCGCACTGGCAAAGATTGTATAACCGATACCGGGTAGGTCTGCTTCGGATGGTCTACCCGGTATAAATAAAAAATATGCTATGACAAGAGACGAATTATATATCAATAACACAAAAGCCGATCTTAACAAGACGGATATTACTTTGAGCTATAAGAGTAACCTGCTAACCGATATTAGTAAAATTATAAGTAATAGGAGTTATACGATCAGGTTGCCTAAAACAGCAAAGAATCTGGCTTTGATTGAGTGTTCACATCTTCCCAGCTCAACAAGCCGTTATCCTTACCTAAAGCATAAAGGAACATTATTGCGAAATGGTGTTGAGATGATTAAAAATGCCAATGTAGTACTACTAGAAACTGGCGAAACAATAGAGGTTGCTCTTACATGGGGAAACGTCACAAACTTTGCTGGCGTGGTAAACGATGGCAAGAAGCTAACGGATATTACGCACGGGACAGTGGAAGGCGTGGATTGGGTAGTATGGAGTAATAAGGGAAGCAATTCAGCGCAATTTCCACTTATCGACTACGGGTTTAACTCCGATGATCCGAACGTGTGGTATCATCCTGTAGTGACTGTGAAATGGATTTTAGACAAGATTCAGGAGCAAAGCGGAGTGACATTTAATTTCCCGTCTGACAAGCTTACTGTTATAAATAAAATGATTATTCCTCTTTTGACAAGGAATGATTCACAAGAGATATATGATGCCTACCCAATGACTTTAAAAGTAACAGGGTATGATTCATCAATAATCAAATTTGAAGCTGTAGGAGATAGTACCCAACAGTATGTTAGCACTAATGGGAGCCGGGATATTTACCCGAAATTTGATTCAACATTGAAACTGAAAGGAACAATAGAAGTTTCATACACTTACTCACAGGGGATTGATTATTTAAATACGCCTTTTCAAATCACAGTTTATAGCACACCGACCAAGCAGGAGGAAATAATAAACATATATAAGCCGGCTGCATATATAGAACCGCCATATATTCGGCTAGTTTATAGCTTTGATACTTCTGCTACAGTTTATAAAGATGGATATTTTATAATATCAAGTGGAAACGGAAAACAACCGATAAATAGTGTATCAGGGAGTTTATCAGTAACGATAACAGAAAGAGAAGAGGATGTTTTACTAGGTGAGAAATTTCCCCTAGTTCCCAATCTTCCAGACATCAAGCAAATAGACTTCATTAAAGCCGTTGCCTCAATGGTCGGTCTGTTTGCTTTACCGGATGGCGAAAACGGGATCAAGTTTATTCCCTTCGATAATCTGTCTGCAAACAAATCTAAAGCTGTAGACTGGACGAATCGTGTGATAATGGCTTATAATAGCGTAACGCCAAGAAACTTACAGTACACCCTTGATAACATTGCTCAAAACAACTGGTTCCGGTATAAAGAAGATGATAATGTCATGGGAAACTATGACGGAAATATCCAGGTTGATGATGCCACGATTGAGTACGAACGTGATGCCATCACTTTGCCTTTCTCCGCCTGCAGTACAAAAGGAGGCGTTGCTTATATTCCTCTTTATTCTTATAACGAGGAAGGAGAGTTGGAGTATAACAAAACAAATCCCCGGATATTATTGCTTGATGGCACGAAGGGAATATTCAAGGGGCTAGAATGGACTACCTTAATTGCAAATAACTATCAGACGTACAAAGGGCTAATCAATAATGCAAAGGTAGTGACCGAGTATATCCGTCTTAACAGTATCGAATTGCGGGACTTAGAGATGGATATACCGGTTTATTTGGCTCAATATGGTTGTTATCTGGCTATCATAGAGATAACGACCAAAGAAAACGATATATGCGAGTGTAAACTTTTAAAATTGTAATGTCATGGAAGAAAATGTAGAAGAAAAGATTCGGAGTATTACCGAACAGGCCAATCAAACTAGAAAAATGCTTTTAGAAGAGTATTTGGGACATTCTATCTCTATGGAGGAGGCTATAAATATGGAAATACCGGACGAAGCTCTGGATCATCTGGGAGATTTGTAATTTAATGATTTAATATAAAATGATTATGACAGAAAAAGATTTATTAAACAACAGAGAAGCCATGAAATTAGCTTTGGCTTTTGATAAGATGGCCAAAGAGTATAAAACTACTATTCAGAAAATAGTAGCAGAAGGCAAACGGGTTACGGAATTAATCCAAAACAACCGGATGGAGGCTGTATCAACATTATCAATGATCGAGAATCTGATAAATGAACATGAACCGGATTCCGAAAAACGTAAAAAAATGCTTTCACTCCTGGATAATCTGAATATCAAAGGAGATAGCAAAACTTTCCCAGCCCTTGTTATGGCTTTATTTTTTGCAAGTAACGGAGTATTAACCGAAAAATAGAAAAGAGTTATGAAAAATGAAAATACAGTAGAAAAAGTATTAGAGATAAAAGTTCGATATGATGATGCGATCCGGAACATTGCAAAATACCGGGCGGCTATTGACGATTTGAAGAAAGAAGAGGCAGAGTATAAAAAAGCCTTGAAGGACAAGAAAATATCACAAGAGGAGTATAATGCCAAGCTCGTAGAAACAGAAAAAAAAATGATGCACGCTAAAGACGTGGTTCAGACGCTTACTAAAGATGTTAGAAATAATATAAAGATTGAAAAGGAGCAAACAGGTAGTTTAAAGCAACTCCGGGCACAATTATCCAATCTTACATCAGAGTATGACAGCCTTTCGGAAGTAGAAAGAAAAGCAAGTAGAGGGCAGGAACTTAAAATCAAGATCAACGGTATAACAGATTCACTCAAAGAAGCGGAAGGAGAAACTCAACGTTTCTACCGAAGTGTCGGAAGCTACGAAGAAGCCATAAAAAACGCTCTGGGAATGAATAACTCTTTTGCTGATTCCCTGCTACGTATGGCAGACAATGCCAAAAGCGGTTCCGGTCTTTTCTCCAATCTGAAAACGGAAGCTTCCGCCTTCGGAAATACCCTAACTTCCCTTTTAAAGAATAAAGTATTTTTAGGCATCGCAGGGATAGCGGGTGCTGGCGTTGTCTTTAAATGGTGGTATGATTACAATAAAGGTTTGGTTGAAGCTACAAAGTTAACAAGGCAATTCACTGATAAATCAGGGGATGATTTGAAGGCTTATCGAAGTGAAGTGCAAGCTCTGGCAGACTATTACGGGAAAGATTTTAAAGAAGTGCTTATTTCCGCTAATACGGTATCAAAACAATTTGGTATCACTTCCGAGAAGGCTTTGCAAATAATAAAGGACGGATTTATAGCCGGAGCAGATGCGAATGGCGAATTTCTGGATAGCCTGAAAGAATACCCGGCATATTTCAAAGAGGCTGGAATATCTGCCGATCAGTTTGTAGCCATCATCGCAGAGACCAACAAGCAGGGTATATTCTCCGATAAGGGTATAGATACGATTAAAGAAGCAAATATACGGCTCCGAGAAATGACAGATTCCACTGCCGCAGCATTAGAGGGGATCGGGCTAAATTCGAAGAAAATACAAAGGGAGTTGCAAAGCGGGTCTATTACTACTTTTGAGGTTATGCAACTTGTTTCTGATAAATTGAATGAGCTTCCGGAAAGCTCCGCTGCTGTTGGTACTGCCATTGCTGATATATTTGGCGGGCCGGGAGAAGATGCAGGTTTGAAGTATATTCGGACACTGAAAGATATTTCTACCAATTTGGATGAAGTGAAAGCTAAAGCCGGAGGATTAGGAGAAGTTGAAGAAGATTTAATTAATTCTCAAACCGAATTAACAAAAGAGATTGCTTTGCTGTTTGATGCTACCGGAGGATCATTTGAGAAAATGACCGCCAAAGTAAAGACCTTTGTAAATGACACTTTAACTGATTTAATAAAGACAGTCAGAGGATTGTTTGAGAGCGTAGAAGATATTGCAAAACGTGAAGAAGAGGCAGCAAAGCAATTAGGGGAATCGGTTGCTGCCGAACAGATAAAATCACAATACGATATAATAAAAGAAGCTCAACAAAAATATATCAAACAAGGGGTAACAGAGCAAGAAGCATTGAAAAAAGCAAAAGAGGATCGGCTAAAAGTTCTCAATCTGGCTCTCAAACAGGAGGAAAAATATCTTCAAGAAACCGTTAATATAAACGAGAAATACAATAAAGAACTAAAAGATGCTTCAATTATTAGACAAGGACTAGGTTTAGATCGTACTAATAAAGAAATAAATCAGGATATTAATAAATCATGGAAAGAATATACTAAGCAATTAGCGGCTGTTGAATCTTTGAAGAAACAAATAGAGAGTGTTACAAGCTATGAGCCTACAGGCAAAGCAACGGGGGTTATCACCAGTGCTGCCGATATTGAAGCAAAAAAGAAAGAAATTGCCGAATTGAGGAAAGCAGAAGATGAAGCCTTAAAACTGATAAAAGATAGCCGGAAACGTCAAACGGAAGAGATCGAACTACAGTATTCCCGCCAGATAGAGGATCTTAAAAAGCGTATTAAAACGGAGGAGGATTTGACACCTAAAGCAAAAGAGGCCATCAATAAGCAAATCACTTCATTAGAAGCACAAAAACAGCAGGCACTAAAGAAGCTATCCGATGAAGAATTGCAGAAGGAAATTGCCAACCGCCAGAAGCTTATAGAAATACAACTTGAATCTGTAAAGAAAGGAAGCGAACAGGAATATCAACTGAAGATGCAGCAATTAATTGCGCAACGGGATTTAGACCTTTCTAATACCGAGCTTACCGAACAGATGAAATTTGCCATCCGTGAAAAATATAATAAGAAAATTGATGATCTTGTAAAACAACATGATGCGGACTTACTGAAAAAGCAACAGGATGCAATGAAACTTCGCTATGAAACCGAGATTGCAAAAGTGTACAATGATGAAGCGGAAGTTTATCGTATCAGGTTAAAGCAAAGAAAGGAGGAATTAGATGCCATCCAACAAATGGAAGGGGAAAGTATAGAATCTTTCAATCTTCGTAAGCTGGAGCTTAAAAATGCTTATCTTGATGCAGAAAAAGAGCTAGCAAATAAAGAGATAGAAATAGAGAAGCAAAAAGCAGATGCGATCGGAAGTATTATCGGAGGAATTTCTTCTTTATTGGAGTTGGCCGGAGAAACTAATGAAGAAATGGCACGTGCCGCAAAACTATTAGCGATTGCGGAAGTTGCCATAGCGCAGGGAGTAGCTATTGCAAATGCTGTTAAAACGGCTACTAGTTCAAGTGCAACATGGATAGATATGTTAGTGGCTATTGGAACAGTTGTTGGTGCTGTTACTGCTGTTATGGGAACTGCTATGAAGTCTATTAAGTCCGCCAAGTTTGCAACCGGTGGACTAGTTACCGGACCGGGAACCGGAACGAGTGATAGCATACCGGCACAACTAAGTAACGGAGAATCGGTAATGACAGCAAGAACTACGGAGTTATTCGCTCCAATCCTTTCCTCATTTAACCAAATGGGGGGCGGTGTTCCGATAAACATCACCGCATCAAGTAATCAAACCATGGGAGAGGATATGCTTGCTAGAGCAGTTGCAAAAGGAGTCCAGATGATGCCTAATCCGGTGGTATCTGTAACCGAAATAAACACAGTTGGAAAACGAGTTGAAGTACTTGAAAACCTGGAAAGCTTATAAAATTCCGATTTTTCCGATTCTATAAAAAAAAAGAAAAATGAAAGTATATGAGGTTTTAGCATCAAGCCGCTTTCTACTTGCTACAATGAACAGAAACGGAGTGAGCGCAGATGATATAATGTATCTTGATATGTTCTATGAGTATAGAGATATGCTTGCAGAAGGACGAAAAGAAGCCGAAATCAGGGCTTTTCTTTCAAACAAGTATAAATTATCCGCCTCAACAATAAAAAAGGCTATAAAGCACTTGAATGAAGAATACATTATTTGATATGCTTTCAAAGATTTTTCTTGGGTCATTACGCACGTGTAAAAAAGCCGGAGGAATATTCTCCGGCTTTCGCTTTTAATTGCTACAAAGATTTTTTGGGGGTCATTACACGTGTGTGAGAAATCTAAAATTCGGTTTTTTCGAATGCTATAAAGGGACTCTCCATAATATTGTGTAAATAAAAAAACTACGAGAAGAATCCCGTAGTTTTCTATTTACACAAAATCGTGGACAGTGCCGCTATAAAAAAGGCCTTAATTAGTGTTTATAAGTTTATATTTCCCTTTATCGTTCATCCAATAAATAAATTTTATCGAATCATATTTTGCTTCAAATTGCTTAGAGGAAATAGATTTTACCCAAAATTCTACAATAGCTTCCCCATTAGCATTTTTAGTTACATTAGCACTATCATATTCCTGAAATTCAATAAATTCCGGAACGCCTAGACGATTGATTTTTACATCTTTTTTCACCCATTCGTAGCACTCTTTTAAGGCTTTATCTACATCCCCTATATTTTTCTGTGTCTTACTATGCTCAATATATAAATACCCCCAGTAAAGTATAAACCCAATTAATAAAACACCCAGTATTTTAATCAATGTTTTTTTCATGGCTTAAAATTTAAATTATTCTATTTTGATATTGATATTCTTTCCGCAATGGGGACAAGTCAAAGACGCACCGTCTTTCTTTGGTTGTACTTCTTCCGGTGATGCAAAGAATTGCCACATAGGAACGTTCAAGGCAGTAGCAATCTTTTCAAGTGTAGATGTCGTTAATGATTCGGCAGAAACCATTTGTTTAACAGCAGACAAACTCACATTCATTTTATCAGCTAGCATCTGTTGCGTGCAGCCATTTTCTTTTAGAATTTCTTTTATTCTCATAATTTCATTGATTATTTATTGCAAAGTTAGCTTTATTAGCAAAAGGTACAGTATTTACTATCTTAATTAATCTTAACAAGATAGCGTTTTCTATCTATTTATTTTGTTTAGCACAGAAAATACTATACCTTTGCATCATCAAAGTTAAACCAATAAATAAAAAAAGATATGGCACGTTACGATTTAAACAAGATAATGAAGAGAGCGCACAACCTTTACAAAAACGCTCATGCAAAGTACCCGACATTTGCCGATGCACTCCGTAAATCTTGGAGCATGGCAAAATTTGAGGTTAGAGTAGCCGAAGAACGCCAGGCAATCGAAGCGGAGACTAAAGCACGTGAAGCAAAGGTACGTGAAGAGAACGAGCAAGCCGCCATTAGTTCGGTTCTTCTTCGTGCACAAATCGAAGCCGACCGAATAAGAAGAGAAGCGGAAGCCAAAGCGGAACGCATGAAAGGCGAGATAGCAGCACGCAAAGAGGGCATCTCTTACAACGAGTATCAAAACCGTATTAGTCGTGCAATGGGCTACGGGTGTGGTTCGTATTGCGGTGACTAATTTTTTTATTCATAATAATTGATTTGTTTTCATGGAAGTACTGGTTTGTGAAAATAGGTGCTTCCCTTTCACTGAATTATTAACCATAGGGGGAATTCCCCCTATCATAAATTATACTATATGATAGAAACAAAGGTTTATAAGCTCCACGAGAGCAAGCAAGTAGAGGATATTACTACCATGCTAAAGATAGAAGGAATAAAGTATAATGTATTCGAATACGAAGAGTACACAGCAATAGAAGTGACCGGTACACCATTAGAGATAATAAGAGCCTCCACAATATACCAACAGGTTACAACCATTAAGCTATAACGAGATGGAGATATTGATAATATTTGGATGCCTATACACCGGCTATAGGATATTTAGGAGAAAGGGAGAACACTTCTTTGATGTTTAATCAATTATGAACGCTACACTAATTATTTGTATCATCCTTCTTGCTTTCTGCGTATGGGATGAAATTTTTAACGATAACAACAGGAATCAATCAATATAAAATATAACTATGGAAATGGTAATAGAGCCCGCTAGCAAAGAACGGACAGAGCAAGGAGAGCAGTTTATCGAAAGACTACTAAAGATTCTACAAAACAACGATAAAGTAACGGTTAACGTAATGTATTGCCAGACTTGCGTTATTGACAGACTAGTAACTGTAGAATCTGGTACCAGTTTTAATGCGGGTCTAAGTAAAGACAATTGTACAGTACTAAATGAAATGGTTTACAACTCACATCAATAAATGATACATGAAAGTTGACGCCATCAACAAAGCCACCTCGGTAACAATATGGTTGCCGGGTTTACATTTAAAAGAATCCGATTATGAATAATCCTCCGTTGGGATGAACTGGGGAGAGAAGACAGGGCAAAGGAATGTAATGCCCTACCTGATCCGACAGATTACGGAGCAGGTCATACGATACATGAACTTATCATTTCTTTGTTCGGTGCTAGAAAATCGCTTAGATGCAAACAGGATGAGAAAACGAGCAAAGGAGTATAGGATAACGTGAGAAAATCTCACATTATAGTAGTATTCTTTTATGTTTTACGACATGTTTCGAGTAAAAACGACTATAAAAAAGCGAAATAAGATAAAATGAGATAAAGAAAACAATAAAAACATGCTATATTTGCATCAGAAAAAAAGAGCAAAGGAATGAAAATAAAGGAATTAACGATAGATGAAATGCTTAAATTAAAAGCTGTGGTACTATACGTCATAAACAAATGTGACGAAATAGACTATTTTCATTTATTCAAAATACTATATTTTGCGGACAGAGCTCATTATGCTAAATATGGCAGAAGAATCATTCAAGATACTTTCTGTGCACTACCTAAAGGACCTGTCCCCTCTGTTTTATTTGATGCGATAAAGGTAGCGACCAAACAAGCTACTGCCGTTAATAATTCACCGTTATCAATTATTTCAAATTCCATTGAATCTCCAGATTCCGCATATTATTTTATACTGAGTGCAAAAGAATTACCAGATATGGAAGAATTATCGCAATCAGATATTGACTGCCTTGATGCTTCTATAAAAGAAAATAAAAATGTTGATATAGACACTCTGTCTACAAAATCTCACGATGAAGCATGGAGAAATGCATGGGAAAAACAAAAAGCACATCCTATGGATGCAATTCTAATGGCAAAAGCAGGTGGAGCAAATGAAAGCATGATAGAATATATCAAAGAAAACGAAGAGATTAACAAACTTGCTTTTTAAGACATGGGAGCATCTATTGCTGATATTTTATCCAATAAAGAAAAATCGCAACTTGTTTTACCTAATATAAATAAGGGAGATGTCTTTAAAATGAGATTAACCCCAAAAGAAGGAATAATTCCTAAAAATAAAGGCGACAACGACCGTGACAAATATTTCATTATCGTAGGAAAAACAGCAAATAATGCTCTTATCGGTTTTGTTGTTATTAATAGTAATATCAATACCAATATTTCGAAAGAACTACAGGATCTGCACTATCCAATAAATGTCAGCGACTATCCATTCCTAAAGAAGAATAGTTTTGTCTGCTGTGCTGAACTCAAAGAAATTACAGCCGATAACTTTATAGACAGATATGAAGGAGAAGGAAGATGTGGGAAATTAACAAATGAAGATTTAGAACTCATTATTGGAGCTTTGAAATCATCCCCATTGGTTACTCCTAAACAATTAAAAAGATTTGGCTTATAATTTTTTCCATCCACTAAAAACAAATTCAAAAAACTTTATCTCATGATAAACAAGAAAGATGCTTGCCAAGCGTTAATTGATGGCAAAATTATTATTGCGTATTTCGGCAATAACGGTGACTATCAATACCCCCATTTAGCAACCCCTATTGAGATTAGACTATTCGGTAACCTATTCTGTACATATACATCACACGGTACTCATACAAGGAAACTCACAGAAAGTAATATTATGGAGGCACTTGATAAAAAATTCAATTCTCTTAGAATTTGCCCGGTATGCATTTTAGATAAAAGACCTATTGATGAACCTATGCTACCAAGATTATAATAATAGACAGCTAGTATTATTTATGCTTCCGAATTTATATTATCAAGTCTCTAATTACAATTAGTTTAGGTTTTACTTCTTTCCTGAATTAACTACATTCCAATTATTCCTAAGCATAAATATTCCCTGTAATTTCGTTCATTTGTCACTTAACAAAAAGAAAAAAAAACATGGAAATAGATCCGATTATTAAGCAAGCCATTGAGATTGGTATTAAATTAGGTATTGAAGCATACAGGAATGAAAGGAATGCAAACCTCAAAAACAAAAAGATTCTTATATGCAAGTCTGATGCAGAAAGACGTTTTGGACGTGGAGTCATTAGAGAGTTGATTAAAAGGAAATTTATATTCCCTTATCAATTTGGTATTGAAACAATGGTAGACGAAGAAGGTGACGAAATTACCGAGCCTAGAGGACATATATACTATAAACTACATGAAATTATAGAAGCTGTTGAGGAAGGGAATATTCTAAAATGCCTTCAAAAACGCAGAACTATGAAATATAACTCCAAATAACCGCTATTTGGAACTGATACACTACAAAGATTTTTCCCCAGTCATTACGCACGTATGAAAGAGATTCTCAAAAATGTGGATTTTGTGGATGCTATAAAAAAGGGAAGAAAATAAGCATGAAGATTTTTTGGGGGTCATTACACGTGTGAGAAAAAGCTGCCTCCTTTTAGCTTTATTGCTATTTCAAAAAGATTTTGTACCTTTGAACACAGAAGAGCCCGTAAAAGACAATTTATATATACCTTTGTCACTAGTTTGTCACCCACAATTAGAAATACGGGCTCTTCACTCCTAATTATCAAGAACTTACAATATCACATTATCTTATGCGAGTAATCAGCGGTATTTACAAACGAAGAAGATTTGACGTGCCTCGGACATTTAAAGCACGCCCTACGACAGATTTCGCCAAAGAAAATCTGTTTAATGTACTCAATAACTATATCGATTTTGAAGAAGGAATAACAGCTCTTGATTTGTTTGCCGGGACAGGAAGCATCAGTATCGAACTGGTATCCCGTGGATGTGACCATGTTATCAGCATTGAGAAAGATCCTGCACATCACTCATTCATCTGCAAAATTATGAAAGAGGTGCAGACAGACAAATGTCTGCCGATACGCGGAGATGTATTCAAGTTTATCAAAAATGGCCGCGAACAGTTCGACTTCATCTTTGCCGATCCTCCCTACGCTTTAAAAGAGTTGGAAACAATACCCGAATTAATCTTTCAGAATAATCTTCTCAAAGAAGGAGGATTATTGGTACTGGAGCATGGAAAAGATAATAATTTCGAAGAAAATCCACATTTCCTTGAGAGAAGGGTGTATGGAAGTGTGAACTTCTCACTATTCAGATAA